CTTCACGTCCTAATAGTAAGTCCTTGAAAGGCTTTCCAGCTTCCATTGCTTTCTTCAAAGCAACTATTCTTTCTGCTTTAGCCTTCGCTTCAAACTCAGCTTGTTCTGAGTTTACTTCATTAAACATTTCATCTGTTTCGATACTCATCAATAATCCTTTCTATGATTTATTGTTGCAACTGTTCTGGTTGCTCCTGTAACGCTTGCGCCATGTCTGGCATTGCTTGAGTCATTAGGCTTCTCATGTCGCCTTTGAACCCTTCTCTATTTTGGGGCTGTATACCATGACTATCTGCTAGTTGTTCTAACTTTGAATTAATGTTCATCATTTCAAATATCTGGTCAGTTCCCCTGAAATCATTTCTATTTAATACCCACTTAAGTAGTTCAGAAGCAGTCTGTGCATCCATCAATTGTGATAGAGATTGGAATGCTGGGCTACCTAATAGTTGGAATAGCTTTTGAGTTTCAGCTTCTCTCTCAACGGCAGACTGACTACCACCAATTATAAAAGTGTAATTACCTTGTCTAACTTCTTCGTCTACCTTAACGTAGACTTGGCTACCGCCATTCTGAACTTTAACCTCTCTATCTTTATTATCTTCATACTTCTTAAACAATGCGAATGTTTCAATCATTGGAAGAATTATTCTAGATGTGAATAGATAAGCTTCTCTACTAATCCTCATCGTGGCACCTTGGTTAATGTAAGTAGATTCACTAGCTGTTCTAACTGAACCTTCTTGGCTACCTTGTAAGTATTGTGATATACCAGTAGCACCTTCCATCTTGCCCTTGAAGAACTTTTGAAATTCAAAGTTACTCATACCAGAAGAGAAGTCTAGCTTCTGTGGTGGTTGCCCACCTAATACTGTTGTATCATATTCAATTGGTCTACCAGCTTCTAACTTAGTATAAGCAGATAAAGCACCTTTAGGAGTTAAGAAGGTAGGAGTTGTATTTAATTCCCAAGCCTTTAAACTTAAGTCCATACATTTGTTTTCAACGTCAGCTAATATGTAAGCTGGCTTTAATGGAGATTGACCACGCAATGTATCTGGTCTCTCAAGGTATGTTCCATATACGATAGGACATTTAACATACTTGCTTTCTTCTAGCCTAGCTAAGTACTTACCAGCAATAATGACAATCTCTACGTCATGTATAATCTCATTAGTAGAAGGCATAATGTAATCGCCTCTATACTCTAATACTTCTATACAATTACCTAGAACCTTTTTATCTCTCATGTTCTTAGAGTGTTCTTGGTCTGTGTCTTGTTCTTGTTTGTTAACCATATCCTGAATCTCTTTACGTTCTTCGTTGGTTAAAGAATATTCTTGGTTGGTCAATACATACTGTACAGGAATAAAGTCTCTGTATATCTTACCACACATGCCCCAGTTGTGACGTTGTGATTTATCGTAGTATAAGTTATGTGGGTCAATACGTTTGATGTGGACACCTTCGTGTTCAACTACATCTTCAAATCCTTTTTTAATAACTACATCAGCTTCACCAGTTTTCTCATTAACTTCGATAGCTTGAGTTACTGTTGGCTTTCTAATTACTTTCTTATCCCAGTGAACGAATACTGCACCTTCACCTTTAATAGTCCAGTCATCAAGTACAGCATCTAGTGTACCCTTTAAGTTCATCTTGTAGAAGTCATATACTAAGCTAGCCTTATAAGCTCCAGCTAAGTTATTACTTCTTAAATCTTCTCCTTCAATATCAACCATACCATCATAGTTTTGATAAGTTGATTTCTGCATAGCTGATGTATATGTTTTGTATTGCTCATAAACATCTGGAATCTTTTTAACTTCTTTTTTCTTTTGATTGTAATGAGGGAATAGTTCTTTTAATATTTGAACTGTATCACTACGAGACGACTCTAAGTCTGCGTACCATAATTGAAACTTGCCAACTATATCAGTACAAACTTCTTCACGCTTAGCCTTGCGTAATAGTTTTCTGTCATCACCTTTGTAATAGTATATACCCATTAATTAATCTCCATATTCGTATTTGCCATCATAGATATCACCTATGGTACCTTTAAATTCTTTTAGTGATATATCCTTGATTGGATAGTATAAACATATAGGATAACTCACTGCGTCAAATGGGTGACCTAGGTACTTAGCCTTTTCATCAGACCTTAGCTTGCCAGAAGATATCTTCTTGGGTCTATCACCACCCTCTTCCATTTCGAGGTTATCTATATTGTATAGTAAGTATTTACATCTTGGATGGATAAATACATGAGGCTTCTTATCTGCTCCATATACCATAGCGTTCCAGCAATTAACTCTCCAGCCTATATCTGGGTTTTTGTTAAGTACTCTTATGTCTACGTTTGTGAATCCTTCTCTTGCTAGAGTATTCTTTAGAATAACGAAGTCACTTCCTTTTGTGGTATTGTTCATACCAGATGCGTCTCCATTAATTATTATAGCATGGTTCTTATAATTATGCAATAGCTCAGCAACTAATCCACCACAGAACTCTGTTGTTGTATGTTGCTCTACAATCTCGTGTATATAATGGAAGCTGTTATCTATGTCCTGACAGATGTACCAAGCCATAGGGTCTTTGTTAAAGTCACAAGTTAAGTGGATTGGGAAGTTAGGATTAATAGCTAACTCAGGTCTTATCTGTTCAGAGTGGTTAAACCTTTTAGTAACTAACCCTAATGTATTGTCTACATCATTACCCATTACGTTTATGTTAAAGTAATCTTCTGAATAACTTTCCTTCAACATATCAACAAACCCATCTGGTAGGTATATGTTATCAGTAGTAGGTGCCAGTACTCTTCTAAAGTTCTTCTGTGGGTTCTTAACGAACTTAGAGTATATCCAACCTCTAGACTTCTCTGGGTTGGTATGACCGAATAGTCTATATCTAAATCCTTCCCACTCAGGTTGAGGTGCTTGTCTTAAACGGCTAAGAAGCATATTAAATGTAGACTCAGGCGTGTCACTCATCTCTTCAATCTCAACGAAGCCAAGGTTCAATGATTTAATCTTATCAGGTTCTTCAAGATGTCGGAATAGAATCTCACTACCATTATAAAGCGTTATAACATTCTCAGTTTTGTTATGTACATATTTAATACCCATCTTTTCAAAGTGTTCCTTGTACGAAACCATTGTAGTATCACGTACTAGTGATATAGTCTGAGCTCCAACCAATCCCCTTATTCTGGGATACTTAAGGCATAACATAACACCTAATAAGCTACCAGAGAAAGTCTTTCCAGAGCCATAGCCACCTTGGTATAAGGCTACATCTATATTGTGGTCATGTGGTATTTCTATGAACTTACGTTGTGCTGGTAATAGATTATATTCACAAGCCATTAATTACCTAGCCTCCATATTACTGATACTGCAAAAGATATTAGCATAATACAAAAAAGCATTTGCACCCATTCTGGCATGCGTACTAGTATATATAGAATTAGACATACTCCTAGGAGTGCAACAAATGTTACTATAAAAACTTCTAACATTAAATATTCCCTTCATCTAGATTGTTGATAATAATAACTGGTGCATCAAGCTTAACCTTATCTGGTTCAACGCCACAGAACTTTGCTATCTTCTCTAGTATAGCAGTAGCCTCAGTAGTTTTGTTTAGGTTGTTAGCCTTACCATATTGGTAGTACATAGCTCTTAACATACGGTGCTTATCCATCTTCTGTACTTCTGATATCTTTTGGAATATCTTTTCTCTTTCGATTAAGAACTCCTGTACTTCATCATTAGCAAGAAGGTCATAAGCAATACGTCTAGCATCTTTCTTGGAATAGCCAGCAAAGATAGCTGATGCCTCTGGTGATGCTGTCTCAAGGAATGCATCTACAAATGTTATCTGTTGTTCGTTTAAAGCCATTCGTTCACCTTGTTATTCATAAGTACACTAGTCATTCCTAAAGCCAATCTGTCTGTCTGTGCTTCGCTTAGGGAGAATGTTCCAGTACCATCCGTCATATAATCAATAGCATGGATTAGTTCGTGCATGAATGTGTGGAGGCGTTGCTCGTCACATTGTTCATCAGATACTGTTATTAGTTGTTCCATAGTATTGAAGTAACCTACGTTACATTCGTTTTCATTTTTCTTAACAGTCTTAATATTCTTTACCTTTATGGTAAATCCTAATATTTTAATTTTCTTTGGTAATTTCATTGTGACCTTTCTGAAAGAAAAGCGGAGGGTAAAATGACAAACCTCCGCAGTAAGTTGTACTAGGGGAATTAGGGAGTGTTAGGTTGAGTACAATTTTATGTTTTACTTTTTAAATTTATTGTGAATGATGAATTAATTATCTCTGCAATAATTAATATAAATAAGAATGGGTGAGTGTTTAGGTAAGCAAAGAGACTACACAATGTTAAGTCATGGAATGTTAAACTTCCTATTGCAATAATTAATAATAATGTAATCATCTAGTACCTCTTTCCATTAAATCTAAAGCTTCCTTTGTTCACATATACTTGGTGTACATCAAATGCATTATCATCAAAGTATATAACGCTAAATCCGTTCTGCCAATTAGGTTCATCTACATACTCTGGAGTTAGGTCACAACCGCAACCATTCTCCCACCATCCAAATGTTCCTAGTGATGTAGTCTTACAGAAGCTACCCATACGATGTGTATGACCGCTCATACCGCTACAACCTCTAGCATCATACTCAGCCTTTGCTGAATAGGAAGAGTATTGTCGAACTATCTTACCGTGGGCAAATGTAAATCCATTAACCACATATTTCTTAACTAGTTCTATTCCTAGTTCATCAAGCTTTAATAATGTTTCAAGCTTTAAGCTACGTAAGCTTTGCAACGCAGTTGCCTTCTTCCAAAGGTATCTACGCAATCTATCTTCGTGATTGCCCTCTACGTAAGTTATCTTAGCGTTAGGACAAGCCCCTCTAAACACCAACAACATTCTATACAGTGTGTCTAGTTCATCCTGTAAAGACTCTTCTCTTGCTGGGTCTTTATCAAATGATGATAGGTCGTAGAAGTCTACCATATCACCGTTTAGTATTATCTCATCAGGTTGTTCTTCTTCAATAAGTCTAACGAAGTTCTCAATCATCTTATTGTTTTGGAACGGAACATGTACATCATTTATACATACAACTTTTTTAGATTCTACAATAGGTACAATACCTTTTAATTCTTTTTTATATTCTGCGAAGAATCCTTCTAGTATACTCATGTTACCGATTGGTGGGGTAACTATACATTCTTTAACTAGACTTCTCAATTCTTCTCTAGTTGTTATGCCATGGAGTTCAAACCAATCAAATACTGTTTTTCTAAATTCTGGCATCTATACCTCAACTTTAATTTCTTCTAGTACTATCTCATCAACTTCTCCGATTGAATCCATAAAGCGTTGTGAGAATGATACTGGGTTAGTTATGTAGTCGTTAATCATGTTAACTACCTCTAGTTGGTCAATGCTCGAATAGCTATACCAACATACATCGTTACTGTCTACAACGTCACAAGATAAAGCGTTACCATCATGGAA